ATGGCTGATATAAACAAAGCCTATACATGGGCGATACAAACATGTAACGCCCCTAAAATAGGGTATTCACAAACTTACAGAAACCAACGTACTGTTAACGGAATAACATATTATGATTGTTCAAGTTTTATCAATTATGCTTTACTTGCAGGTGGTTTTGAAACGCCAGCATATGCCCCCGATAACAACGCATTTACAACAAGTTCAATGATTGCCGAACTTTTACGTCTCGGTTTTGTAGAAGTTGATGCAAGTGGTCAATACTTGCCCGGTGACATTGGTTGGAAGTCGGGACATACAGAAATGTGTTATAGTGCAGGTGAAGGAAAAGCTGTTTTTATGGGCGCTCACACAGCAAACGCCGCTTTAGCAAATCAAGTATCCATTGGTTCATCAAGCGGAAATCCAAACTATGAGCGCTCATTTACAAGGTTGTTCCGATATGGAAGTGGTGCTTCCGGTTACGGTTATAGTATTTATGTGGTTTGCGCATTAGCGGGTAATGCGTGGCAAGAAACCCATGTAAACCCGATAGTCGGAGTTGGCGGTGATAGTTCCGCAGGGCTTTGGCAGTGGGATGGTACAAGGAAAGAAAACCTATATAATTGGCTCACTGACAATGGGTACGAACTTACATCTCCAGAGGGTCAGATGCAATACTTAGTTGTAGAAGACGATTGGCAAGGGTCATACGGTGGTATCTCATCTTTAACAGAATTTCTAAACACCATTTCTACAGATATAGAAATGCTGACAACTGCTTTCTGTAATTGTTGGGAACGCCCCGGAAAGCCAGAACTCGAAAACAGAATACAATTTGCAAAAGACGCTTACGATTATATTTTACAACACGCAAATGACAAAACTATAACAACATGGGAAACACAACCAGAATATTATTTAACATATGAACAGGCATTAAAGAACGCTGTTTTAATGTATCGTTACTACACAGCAGGTGGCGGCGGTGGCGGTATATCAGGAACTGAAAAACATAAAATGCCTATCTATATGTATCTAAGAAAGAAAAGGTGGTGAGATAATGGTTAGAAGTAAAGATGAGTTATTAGAGGATGTTAAGGCTATTTTAGGAGATAGCACAGATGACAGCGCAATTTCATTTCTTGAAAATGTCTCTGACACTATGGATGATTTAATTTCTAAAGCTTCTGACACAGAAGATTGGAAAACTAAATATGAGGAAAATGACAAAGAATGGCGTAAAAAATATCAGGAGCGGTTCTATAACACGGATACGCCTAAACCAGAGCCACCGACAGACCCAGAGCCAGAACCGCCTAAACCGATGTCTTTTGATGATTTATTTACAGTAAAGGAGAATTAAAAAATGCCTAGAAGAATTGCAAACAGCGTGTTAAACGCAAGTACAATTGATATTCTTAATGTAATCAGGCAGAACGCTAGTTATGATTACCAGCAGAATGTCCCGGTTGTAACAACTGAAAACGATATTCCTAAAGTTGGCGAAGTTATTTACGGAACTCCCGCTTTTGCGAACCAATTTATCAATGCTCTTGTAAATCGAATCGCTATTGTTCGTATGCAGAGCGCAACCTTTAACAATCCATACTCTACCCTTAAAAAAGGCTATATCGAGTATGGAGAAACAGTAGAAGATATTTTCGTGGGTATTGCTAGTGTTGTAACATTCTCACCAGAAAAAGCAAAAGCAAGAGAATTTCAGCGTACTTTTCCGGATGTAAAATCAGCATTCCACGCTATGAATTGGCGAGTAATGTATCCGGTCACAATTCAGGATGAGGACTTATATCAGGCTTTCTTATCACTTGACGGTGTACAGAACTTAATAGCTAAGATTATAGACCAGGTATACACAGCCGCTGAATATGATGAATTCTTGCTTTTCAAATATCTTATTATTAAGGCAGTGTCTCATGGTAAAATGTATCCTATTTCAATCGGTGACGGCACAGACCTTGAAGATTCTGCAGTAGAATTTAGAGGAACATCAAATGTTCTTCCATTCATGTGTGACGATTACAACGATGCAGGAGTTAAAACAACTACGCCAAAAAGTAGACAGGTAATCTTTATGGATGCTCGTTTTAACGCACAGTTTGATGTTAAAGTTCTTGCTTCTGCTTTTAACATGGAAAAATCTGATTTCATGGGTAGACTGTTCTTGATTGACAACTTTACAACGTTTGACAATGAACGTTTTGAGGTTATCCGGAAAGAATCTGACGGTCTTGAAGAAATCACATCTGATGAACTTGCACTTATGGCAGATGTTAAAGCTATCATCCTTGACGAAAATTGGTTTCAGGTATACGACAACAAAAACAAATTTACAGAGAAATATGTTGCTTCTGGTCTGTATTGGAATTACTTCTATCATACATGGAAAACTATCTCAAACAGTCCGTTTGCCAATGCGGTCGTTTTTGTAACTGATACCGCTGAAATCGCACTTCCGGCAACAATCACAGTTCATATTAGTGCTAAAGATGAAAGCGCGGAAGCTATCGTTCTTACACTTGACGCTGACTTTGGAGGTACTTCACTTTCTCCTTCTGTTGTTAACTTTGTGCAGACAGAAGAACTTACAACGAATGGTATTGCTGTACAGCGTTACGGCGGTCTTCTTATTCCGCACAGCAAAGTTGGAGAGGAAATTACACTTGTTGCTTCTATCGGAGATAAGCTGTACACAGCTACTTCTACAATTACCGGAACAGGTACAGAGGTTGACGCAACCGTAACACTTAATAAAAACGTCTAACTTATGGGGGGGATATTTCCCCCTCACATATTAAAGGAGGTTATACATGAAAAAACAGTATTACGCTGATACCGTAGACGAAAACGGCGAAGTATATGAGACAGTCGGCGAAAACATTCGAAAAGGTGCAAAAGACCCGGATAGTATTACGGATTCGTTTGTTGAGACTTCTGACAAAGTAGACTTTATCGATAATTTACAGTTAGATGCAGAACATTTAAAATCTTCAATTGCTCAGGCACTTGCGGGCTTAGCTATTGCTTATGGATATACTTCTACTACAGCACTTTCAGAAGAACAGAAACAGCAGATTAAGGAATGGCTGGAAATTGAAGCACTTACACAGGAAAACATCCAGTCAGCGATAACCAATATTGGAAATTTTCTTATCTTTTTAAAAACTACAGCTGTTGATTTAAAAGCTTCGGTATATACTTTGTTTGTTGGTGGTAGTCCAACTTTCGGCGGTCAAAAGGAAAGCGCATTTACTCCAGAACAATTACAAAATATAAAAACGTACTTAGGAATTACAACTCCTGAAAGTGAATAAATTAAGGAGAAAATACTATAATGTATATTCAACCAAACACAGATATATATTTATTGAGTAACGTGCCGCTTGATACAACCTATGAACATACTTTGTATTTTGCGAACGCAACAGCACAGTATAATACCTTTAGAGGAAAAATAAAGTATAATTTATCAAACTATTCATTTCAGCGTGTAACTAATGGTGTTCTAAGAGTAGGCATTAAATCAGACTTGTTATATGATTGTAATTACATGATGTTCAGAAACACTTCTTTTGGTAGTAAATGGTTTTATGCATTTATCAAAAGTGTTGATTATGTAAACAATGAAACATCTGAAATTACCTTTGAAATTGATTTTATGCAATCGTGGTATTTTGAGTATGAATTAAAACAGTGTTTTATTGAACGCCAACATTCCGTTACGGATGTTTTGTATAAAAACTATGAGCCTGAGCCGCTTGATACTGGAGATATGGTTTTACGGACAGAACAATCTGCTGTCACAACCTTAGATTGGGATGATTGGTGTTTGGTAATATGTTGTGCCCCGTTAAATACAGGTGCAGGAACAGTCACATTAGTTCGTAAATTAAACGGTGTTGTAAGTTGTGGTGAATATTATCAGTGTAATAACAACGCTACGTCCGTAGTAGATTTTATTGATAATGTGTTGCCAGACCAAAGTCAGGATAGTATTTTATCAGCGTATATGTTCCCTAAAGTGTTTGTAGACGTGGGTAATCCAGAAGACACAAAACATATTATAGACCGTTATCAGGATAGGCCTAACGTTATTTCCTTTGAAGACTTAAAAGAGCCTACAGACATTGACGGGTATCAACCTAAGAATATGAAATTATATAACAGTCCTTATGTTTTGTATGAGGTAACGGATGACAGTGGAAACGCTCAGTTTTATAAACCGGAGTTCTTTTCAGGTAAGCCACAATTTGATATTATCGGTACTTTTGTTGGGACACCGCAAATGTTAGTGATTCCAAAAAACTACAGAGGAAACCCCTATAATTATGAAGAAGCTTTTACAATCACTGATTTTCCCATGGTAGCATTTGATTCTGATACGTTTAGAGCGTGGTTAGCACAGAACCAGACAGCAAACCAAATAAGTATTTTAAGTAGTTTAGGAACTGCTGGAGTTGGTATAGCTACAGGTAATCCTCTTTTAATTGCTTCCGGTGCATTTGGCACGGCTCAAAAGATTAATCAGATATCAGTAGCTTCTAACATGCCGAACAAATTAGTTACAAGAGATAGTTCTGGGGTTCTAACTTGCATGTATCAGAAACGTCCAAAGTTTAAGGTTAAAACAGTCACAAAACTTTACGCCAGAATGATTGATGATTACTTTACTAAGTACGGATACGCTCAGGGAATTATTGATACGCCAAATACCCACGCCCGCCCGCATTTCACATATATTAAAACAAATGATTGTACCATTGTTTCAAAATGCCCCGCTGATGATGCCAGAAAAATTGCGGAAACATTCGATAAAGGTATTACTTTTTGGGTAAATATTGATGAAGTCGGAGACTACAGTGTAGAAAATCACCCTGGGTAAAAAAAGGTAGGTGAGATATTATGCCACGTAAAAAGAAATTATTTGATGAAAGTGCCTTGGAAAATAATAGAACATTTTTATTTTACTATTATCGGCTAATGGAATTATCTGTATCTATGTTTAAATGGGAAAACCTTCCAGATACGGTAGACCAGCGTTATATTGAAATGGAACTTTTCCGTAACGGTTCTGTAGTATACTTTAACGATGAGTATATCGGGAACTTATGCCTTGATGTTTTATTCAATGGAAACTTTGATGTGTACGGCTATCCGGTTAAGAGAAGAGCCTATAGTTATTATAATAACTACAACAAGGAACTGGATAGCACAAATTCAGTTATAATTTATAACAACTATATCCGTACCAATTCAGAAACAGCTGTTCGTATGTATGCAAAACGCCTTTATAATTTAGATAGAATTATTGATGTAAACGCAAACGCTCAGAAAACGCCTGTTTTAATACGTGCTTCTGAAAAACAGAGATTATCTATGCTCAACTTATACAAAGAATACAATGGAAATGCACCGTTTATCTTTGGTGATAAAGACCTTGATTTATCAGATATTAAAGCTATTAGTACGCAAGCCCCTTATGTTGCTGACAAGATATATACACTTAAGTCACAGATATGGAATGAAGCATTGACTTACTTAGGCATTTCAAATATTAATATCCAGAAAAAAGAGCGTCTTATTACAGATGAGGTTATGAGAAATCAGGGCGGAACGATTGCAAGTCGTTATTCCAGATTAGAGAGCAGGAAGAAAGCTGTAGACGAAATAAATAAAATGTTCGGCACTAATATTTCCGTATCCTATCAGGAAGACTTAGACGTTTCTATGACAACTCCGGAAGGTGGTGAAGACCTTGAGTAAATACACGACAGAGGTTCGTTTTATCTGTGAGAGAGAAGCGGGTTACTCTGAAAGCAAAGGCGTAAATGCAGTAGATGATGTTATAGCAAAAAGCTGGAATAAGATATTTACGGGTAAGTTTCCTATTTTTGATGAAAACTATCGTAGTGTTTTATGCCAAAAGATTTTGAAACATTTCTACTTACGTGAGATATGTTCAGAAACAGTAGGTATCTGGAAGCTTTGGCTAAATGAGCGTATGGAAATGATAATGCCATATTATAATCAGCTATACAAAAGTGAATTGATTGAATTCAATCCTATGTATGACGTTGATGTTGATACAAGTGGAGACAGGAAAACAACCTATGATGAGAAAAACAACAACACAAGGACAGAAAACTTAACAGAAAACTATACGGATAACTTGAACACTACAAATTATGACTTATACAGTGATACCCCGCAAGGTGCGCTTGTTGGTGTCGAAAGTCAGAAATATTTAACGAACGCAAGAAAAATTAGAGGTGAAGCACACGACAACTCCGAAAGAAATAACACAGGAACACAGAAAAATGCAGGCGAAAAAAACTATAAAGATATCAATGAGTATTCAGAACACGTGATAGGAAAACATGGTAGTATGACATACTCAAATATGCTGAACGAGTTTAGGACAACATTTCTAAACATTGATGCTATGATATGCGAGGAACTTAATGATTTATTTTTTAGTTTATGGTAGGTGAAAATTATATGGTGGATAAATTAAGATTTTGGTGTCAAAAGGTGTTACCACTTGTATATGATGATAGCCTTAGCTATTATGAATTTCTTTGTAAAGTTGTTGCAAAGTTAAATGAAATGATTGACTTTATAAACTCTTTACCAGATGAATATAAGGATTTAATTTTAAAATATCTAAACGAATTTTTATCAGACGCTTTTATCGAGTGCGTATATAAAAAAGAAACAGAAACTATTGTATTGTCATTTGAAAAAATTGATGGTTCTACTACACACAGATATGCAGATAATACTCTTATTATAAGTAAATAGAAAAGGAGTTAATAAAATGCCAAGTGTAAAAAATATTAAACTTTATGGTGCAAATTATGATGTTGAAGACGGCACAGCAAGAACCACAGCTACACAAGCTAACGTTTTAGCTAACACAGCTAATAATACAGCTAATTCTGCTAATAAATTAGCTAACACAGCTAATAATACAGCTAATTCTGCTAATAAATTAGCGACAACCAACAAAGCTGATATTGCAAGAGCTAAACAGGAAATACCAGTTATAACTTATGTTTCTGAAAGTAGTACAATTGAAATTACTAAAGGAGTATAAAATATGTGTGATTATGTAACAAACTTTGATGTTATTGGTACTGACGGTAAAATGAAAAATGTTTTAGTCAGAGATAGTGAAGCGCAATCAAATATTAATTCACTAAAGTCTTCTTTTGATGATTTTAAGAAAGAAATAAAAAATTATACAAAAAATCTTACCCCTATTTTATATGAGCCATATTGCCATTGTGGCGAAGGTTTTAACGAAAATGGCGAACTTACACACGGTGTTCAGGCATCAACTATTTATAATGGTATACTTTATTTAATATTTATACCTAGAAACGAGGGAACAACTTGTTATTTATATAAATATAATATGTCTAATAATACAGCTACTAAATCATCATTTACATGTGATTCGCATATAAATGACTGTGCATATGACGGTAAAGGTAATTTATTATTGGTTTTCAGTAGTGGAAATCATCAGAATAAAATAGGAATTCTTAATACTTCTACGTCTGTTTTAACTTATTCAACATCTAATCTTAGCACTGTAGTATCTTCAATATGCAAAAAAGATAATTATTATATTTTATCCTCCCCGTCTTTTAATTATTATAAATGGGATGGAAATACAAATGCTATTATATTAAGCACAATAACTATAAATAAAGGTACGGCTAGTGAATATCTTTTTACACAGGGTATGTATAGCGATGATAATTTTATTTATCATTCTTGCTGTTCGTGGATTGATAATGCAAACCTATCAATAATTATAAGGCTAGAATATAATTCACAAACAAATGAAATGGAATATGTAAATAAATATTATATTCCCAGCATGTTTGAAATTGAGGGTATATTCTCTTATAACAGTGAGTATTATTGTGTTATGCGGACTTCAAACAAGGCTTTGATTTATAAAATATATTTATATAATAATTTCAGTAGAGGTTTATCGCTTTATAATACGTGGAATATTTCACATTATAGAAGTGCAACAAACAATTATATCTATATTGGGGCGTTTAAAGAATATGGATTATGTGATGGGACAGAAGCAAACCCGTTTCCTATGTATAATCTTATAACCGATTTATTATATTCTCATTTTTATCAGACTATTATTGTATGTAAAGGTAATCATAGGTATGAAACAATATCTTTGGGAAATAAGAAAAGTAGAGTTTATATTGAAATCGAGGGCGGAACACAATGGAAAGGCATTAATATTTGGTACTGTGATGACGTGGTTGTAACATCTTCAAATGATACAGATTTTGCACTATATGAACAATCATTAATACAAAACTGTATCACGGTAGATATACGACACCCCCATTTATACAATAACGGAAATTTTAATGTTAATGAAATTCAACGAATGGTATTTAGAAATCTTGATGCTGAACCAGATATAAAAGAAGTCATTACAGCAAATTATTCAAATATCCAAATATACGGGATACTCGGTGTAAATTTGAACGCTGGAAGCACCTATTTGAATTTAACGGGCGGATGTACACTGTTAGCAGAAAGAAATACCTCCCACGCTGGAAATATACAGAAATGCAATTGTAATACAGATAACAATGTCATAAAAAGACCATGGGTAATAGCTTCCTATAGTGGAACTATTAAAGAACTTAGGTTAAGTGGCATATATTACTTTGAAAAAAATTGCGCTATAACTGATGGCCCGACTGGATATACAGCTTCCTTTTCGCTTGAATTGAAATATTTTAACGCTGGATATTTAATGCAAATTGCCAGAAAAGCCGGAAACCCAAAAGGTTTTATCCGTATAATTTCTATTTCTGACGGCTCAACTATTACAGATTGGACAGCATACTAATGTTTCACGTGAAATATTGACAGGTTATTGGCATATGCTGATAAATAATTATTGACATATGCCAATAATATGATATAATAGACTTAGAGGTGAAACGGTATGACACAATTTTATGACGGTACAAAATTACTCTCCTTGAACGATATAAATAATAGAAAGCCTTCTATATATATCTCTACATCAAACCGTTCAGCAGGAAAAACAACATATTTCAACCGCCTGTTAGTTAAACGGTTTTTAGATAAGAATGAAAAGTTTTGCCTGTTCTATCGATACAACTATGAGCTTGACGATGTTGCAGACAAATTCTTTAAAGATATACAGGGCTTGTTTTTCCCTTCCCATGAAATGACAGATAAACGCAGAGCCAATGGTATTTATCATGAGCTATACCTTGATGATTTGAGTTGTGGTTATGCCGTTTCCCTCAATTCATCCGATGCAGTGAAAAAGAACTCACACTTCTTTAGTGATGTGCAAAGAATCATGTTTGATGAGTTTCAATCCGAAACTAATCATTATTGCAATGATGAAATAACTAAATTTCTAAGTGTTTATCGAAGTATCGCAAGGGGTAAAGGGAAACAGATGCGGTATGTTCCTGTATACATGGTGGCAAACCCGATATCCATCATTAATCCTTATTATGTTTCCATGGGTATTAGTGCAAGGTTAAGGAATGACACCAAATACCTGAAAGGCGATGGGTTTGTTCTGGAACAGGGTTTTGTTGAAAGTGCCTTTCATGCTCAGGAGGAAAGCGGAGTGTTCCGGGCTTTCAAGAATGAGAAATATACCGCTTACAGCGGGCAGGGTGTATATCTGAATGACAATAAAGCATTCGTGGAACGCCCTTCCGGGCGGAGCAGATACCTTTGTACACTGAAATATAATGGTGGAAATTATGCCATACGTGAGTACGGCGAACAGGGAATATTATATTGTGATAAGAGGGTTGACTTAGACTTCCCTACAAGAATCACAGTTACAACTGAGGACCATCAAGTAAATTATGTTATGCTCAAGCGGAATGATTTAATCATATCAAATTTCAGATATCTGTTTGAGCGTGGATGCTTCCGGTTTAAAGATTTGCAATGCAAAGAAGCCGTACTTTGCGCATTAAGTTATTAATATATGATTATCTTCCAACGCCTAAGAAAATGAACTATCCGGGATAGCACGGTTGAAATTATACTGCCCGGGTACGCCCGATTTTGCTAGTCGCTTTTTCAAGCCGTTGGTTACAGATAATAAAAGGGGGGGCGTAATGCCCCCTTATCTCATTTCATAAGTTGTGTCTTTTAATATGATGCCACCGGGTATCCTTTTCGGTAATAATTTACCCGGCACAAGTAGTCCTCTTCTAAAATCTGAATATGAGCGTCTTATCTTTTTTCCTTTATCGTCAAACAAGAATTTCTTTTCGTCTTCTGTGTAATTTTCTATATCTTTTTGTGTTCCTTCTAAAGAAGTGTTTAACAAGTCTTTACATTTGTTAGGCATTCCGGCACATTTAATATTATTATATGGTACGTCTATCGGTTTTAAATTCTCTTTCACTATGTGTTCGATGTAGGTTTTTTGTCTTACGAAAATTGCTATGTCCCAACAACTTTCCAGCTTCCAGCAACAAAACCGCTTATCGTCCACTTCTATTCCTATGATATCTTCTGGCGCTAAGTCACAATGTATCGAGTCTGTGTCCGCATAGATAAACCCCGGGCAGTCTTTCCCGTGGTAGTTCTTTTGAGCCGCTCTGATTGTGAAGTTTCTAGCATATGATGTAACCGCTGTACCTACCGGAATATAGCCAGGTGTCTTGTCGTTTTCTGATTGTGGGATAAAACCAATTACGCCGTCTTCCTTAACGACCGCAAACTTAAAGGATGAATTTGTGGAACTAGCGAATTTACCATAAAGATTGTTTAGGAAAAGTTTTGCAAGCTCACGTTTTGCACCAGCGGTGTTCATTTTTATTTCAGCATACTTGTTTATGTAGGCGTCAAATAATCCACTCATGGCGTAGAACCAGCAACCGTCAATAATTTCAAAGTCAACTAATTCATAGTGTTCAAGTATTAGATTATAGTCTGTCATGGTAATAATCATTTCTACTCTGGTATCATGGGTTTTACCGTGCTTATCTTTATAGGATGTTATATACATATTTTTTTTATCATCCCATATGTCGGAAGTTTCAAGGCATTCCGTTCCTTTATAGAGTAAGTTATTCTTAATTTGAATAAATGGCAAAAAACCGGGTTTCAAATAAAACCTTGTTTTAATGCGCACAAAGAAATACTTATCATATCCGATTGCGCCATCTGGAATATAGTTCCCGCTCCAGAACATCGGAATCCCAACAGGATATTTGTTTCCTGACATACTATGCATAACAGACGGATATAGGCTATTTACGTCTGCCGTTGTTCCGTCTGTGAAAAGTCTATTCTCTTTACCTTTTACCAAATAGCACCACCCGCCACGATAACTTTTTCTTATATACTCTCCGGCGGTTTGGTAAGTATTATTTTTTAGTTCAAAGTTATACAAGTTCGGAAACAATTCGTCATATTCATACGCCGTTTGAGTTTTCAAGATACGTTTGTATTCCTTTAAACAGCATGACCCAATTGTTAACTCTTTATGATTTTCCGAGAACATTATCTCGAGTGCTTCCTTGACTACCAGAACATCGTTTGCAATATACTTTTGTTCCTCGGGTGTAATCTCACAACCAGCGTACCGGAATCCCTTATATTCCATGTCCAGCTTTTTATGTTTCGTTCCGAAAGATTTTCCAATACGTTCCACGGAAAAGGGCAGTAGCTTTAAAGAATCACGTATGATAATATAGTGGTTATTGTACTTAATCGTTATAGTGTACCATTGGCCACGGTCAGAAATCGAATATTTGAACGTCTTATTTTTCATGAACTTCTCTTTCTGCCATACTATCGTATCGTTTATCTTCTCGTATGCCTGTTCTAGTTTCAACTCACATAAAAGATATGACAACCAAAAAGAACCGTCAAATTTTAGGTTATGGAAGTATACAATAACATTGGAATCTAAAGACACGAGATAGTCAAACTGTTCTTGAATAGAGTGAAATATCTTGACATCTTCCGTGAACAGTTCTACGCAGGCGGACGCCCATACTTCCGTATTCTTTTGTCCCTTGTATACTGTGGTCTCAAAGTCGGCTACTAATATTTTAGCCTTACGATGAAACATCTTCCTTCCCTTAGTCTGGCTCATCCCATCCGTCACTTTCTTCAATTGCTCTGTCAAGTTCGGTCATGAATTGGTATTTATCTAGTGTTTGTTCTTTGTATAGTATACCGGAATCGGGTATATAGTCCATCATATCCGCGATAAATTCTCTTGCCCTATCTGCCTTGTATACAACTTCCCACGTTAACACTGTACCGTTTTCATAACCTTGCTGAAGCATGATTGCTGTGTCCTCTATGCCGTTGTCTCTTAGTACCTGGTTAAACCATAGTTTTATCATTTCATACGCTTCACCATTTTCAAAGGAATCTAAGTTGTATTGAAAATCTGAAATGATTGTTCGGTAAAAGAACATTTCGTCTTCTGAAGGGCCTCTTTCCGGTTCATGTTCTATTGGAGTAGCAACTGATTTTAAGTATTCTGGTGATATTGATTTTAAGATTCTGGTTAGTTTGGTAAGTTCTGTACCTACTACACCTTGTTTTCTAAGTTCATTTTGCGTTGGAAAATAAATGTCGACTGTTAAACCTTTTTTCTTTAAGTTGTTGATGTATCTTTTAATCCTGTTTCTGTTCCTAGTGTATGCTGATATTTTTGTTTTTCTTTTACGTTTTCTTGCCATAATATCAGTCCTCCTAATGTTTATTATAGGGGACTGAAAAAACAGTCCCCTATGCTTGTATTCAAGAATATAGTATCTGCAAAGATTGAATATACTTAAAGTTTCAAATTTTGATACAAAGTGATAATAGAAGGTGTACTTAGCGTGATGCGCTATTTGTTATACCGTTTGGTTTGTTTACTAGTTACTTCTGCAATTTAGCAATATCTAAAATACAGTTTACATAATCTCTGTCAGACTTTGTTTTGCCTGAAATTTTGATAATGCTAAATGGCTTGCCGTTCATGATTTTATAAATATCTTTGAATGAACGGGTAAAGGTTTTTGACTGAGCACAGTATACTTTCATATCATCTGTTATGATAGAAATGATTGTACTGATTTCTCCGGTTTCATCGTCAACGTCATCAAAAATCATATATCCGTTTACCGGAATGGAAGTACCGTCTTCAATCGTTTTGACTGATTCGATTGCTGGAGAAATAGTCATAAGATACTGTTCTACTTCTGTGAAATCTCTACTTGTTTCTTTTATTTCAATCATGCTGTTTTCCTCTTTTCTTTTTTATTTTTGTTTTGGTTATTTAGTCTTCTACTTCCGTTGCGTTAGCTAAGAAGTCTTCCATTGTGATAGAGAATGTTTTCGTAGTTGGTTCGCAAGAAATCATTTTGATGAAGGACTTGTTTTCCGGGAGTGAAGACTTTAACATTTTTTCTACCGTCTTTTCTGTTTTGCAGAAGTATGCGTTGAATGTGTAGTTTTCTACTTCTTTTGTTTCCTCATTGTAGATTAATGCTTCACATGCCATTGTTTTAAGCGACTTTTTGAATGTTTTTTCTTTCACTGTTTTTCTCCTTTTAATGTTTTTAGTTTAAAGTTTTGCTGATAACCATAAGCAAACAAGGTATATTACTATGTTTACAGTTATACACAACATTGTCGGATTGATTAATCGATACTTGGACAAGGAAGTTACACCTCACTTTCTTTTGTTATTTTTTCATTACTTTTACCAGGTTGCTTACGTAGGAAACTAGGGATTGTTTCCTTAATATTATAATACCACTTTTGTGGTGGTATGTCAATTAGTAATTTATGTTTCACGTGAAACATTTTAGTGCAGGTATTCGAGAATTTCACCAACGGATGGCTCATTTATTAATATTGTAATTATTGCTGTAGTTATACTACTTGGGTCGAAAATATTATTTCTTAAACAATATTTCATTACATATTTAGTTATAAGTTCGCTGTAGTTTAAGGTGCTGTAGTTTAAGGTTTTGTGAATATTATGTCTGTAAGAGCGTTTCTGCTTATTTCCTTGACTAATTTAAGCTCGTCTTCCTCTATTCCGTCAATGGTTACTACTGTAATTGCTAATTTTACTAATAATGGTTCGTTTTTCATTTTTTATAACTCCTTCCAATTTTCATCATAATAAGGTGTACCGATGATATTCATTTCTGGTTTAATTTTGTTTAATTCGTGTTCGGTTATTACACCGAGTAAGAATGCACTATAAATGTAGCTGTTTGAGTATATGTGAATAGGCTCACTATACTTTATTCTTAATTGGTATACTATGTTTGTCATATGTTGCACGAATATTCTTTTTTTGAATTTCATAAAATCAGTCCCTTCTTAAAAATTCTATAAACGTCATTTTATAAAATAAAGCTTTATTTACTAAATCATAGTCACTAATAGAAATCAATTGTTTAAATAACATTTTAGCTAAATCAGCTTTAATTGAATATAGAAGTTCAACAAATGCGTCACTAGTATTTATTATATCAGTAAATGAAATCAATTCAAAAATTGCTTCTTTATACATTTTAAGGCTCCTTTATAATTTCTAGTGCGCTTTGTAAAATAAGATATTCATTACTTGTTAATTCGTCTAAGATAAAAGCTGTATCAATACCTGTCTCTTATACACATCTGACGCT